GGAGTCTCCCATTTGTTCGTCAAAAGTTTCAGATACGTCCCTCTCGATGATATCTACAATATCTTCGGGCAGGTCGGTATAATACCAAACTGATTGAAATGCCATATACCTATAATGTATTCAGGTCTATTATATATCACATTTTACAGAGTGTCAATTATGATTCAGGAGTTGCGTACTTAACGATACAGACACCTGCACCACCTCTTCCACCATTAGTTGGTAGTTGTCCTGATCCTCCACCTCCACCACCTCTTCCTTCAACTCCTGGAAATCCAACTTCAGTATTTCCTTCACCGCCTCTACCACCGGTACGATTACCAGAACCACCACCCATCGTATTTGCAACATCGGGGTGATTTCCATATCCAGTATGTCCTGGATTATAAATTCCCCAGGGAACGTGAGATCCACCGCCACCACCACCAGCATATGCTCTCTTATAATTCTCTGGTTGAGAAAGAGGAACTCCTAAAAGAACTGTTGGAGTTCCTAATTCAGCAGCGACTTCTGGCATTACAGGAGTTGGAATGGAGGAAAAGAGGTAATCTTCACCACCTTTTGATTTTGGATCTACTAAACCAGGTCCATTTGGAGCTACAGTTCCAGCACCACCGGCACCTCCACCGCCACCACCAATACCACCGGCACCATGAACATAAAATTGTGCTCCTGCTGCACCAGCATTTGCATGTAAAAGTGGTGATGATACTGGTGTTGTTGGTGGAGCAGTTACAGCACCACCAGTAGTAACAGAGGTTCCTGGAGCTGGATTAGTCGTATCCATTCCTCCTCCACCACCAGATCCTCCAGCTGTGCCAGTCTGGGTCATCCGACCACCTCTTCCACCACCTTTCATGGTGACATCATTAAATACACTATCACTACCTGATGTCTCTGATGCACCACCTGCACCAATAGTTACGGTGTAATCAGCCGTAGCAGGAATTGGATATGCTGGATTGTGGTATAAAGCACCAGCAGCACCTCCTCCACCGTGCTGTTTACCACCTCCTCCTCCACCACCAATAAGGAGAACTTCAACAGTATTTGATCCGTCTGCTAGTTCTGTAATACTAAATGTATCAGTATTATTCTTTTGGAAAATATGATAAGTAAATCCGTCAGAACCATTTATCTTTGTTCCTCCAGAAGCTTTAAATGAAGGTGCAACTATTTGTCTGGTACTCTGAACATCACCTCTTAATGATAAGTCAGTATCTTTATTAACACCTAAAAGTTTTGCTGCACTTTTTGCTAGTGTTGATTTAAATGGAGCCATGTATCAAGCCTCCTTATCACCAGTGATCAAGAAGTTAACATGAGTTGCTGCAACTCCAGTGTAATTTCCTGTTCCGACTTGCAGACTATCACCAGTCGTATCTAACACAAGGGGATATGATGGTTCAAGCAATACTGTTTCTCCTGCTTGTATATCAACGTCAAAAATTTTATTTGTTGATGCGCTATTGACACCAACAGGACAGAAATAAACCTGGGCAGTTGCAGTACCAATACCAGTTCCTGCAGCATGTGCAAGGATAGATTTTATATAAACCTTTTTAGAAGATGAAACAGTAATAATTCCTACAGTGTCACCTGCAGCAACTCTGACAACATTGCTAAGTTTTCCCCTTTCCAGTGCCATGACTTATACTTTTTAGTTATTTAGTAAGATTAACCGCCACCATATAACCAGGTGTCGAATTGATTCCAACTCTCAACACCCGATAATCCTGATCCGTCACCAATAAATGATGTTGCAGTGACAACTCCTGCCTGACTAACAGTAAATGCAGTTCCGACTAATGTAAGTTCTCCACCAGTGATATTAACACCTGATCTTGCAGTGATAAGACCAACAGCATCAATGTTTGTTACATCTTCATAAGTCAGTGTTCCTGCGATAGAGACCTGATTATTAAAGGTCGCAACGCCAGTGACAACCACTCCAGTTGGGAAACCAACTGCTCCACCAGTTCTATTTTTGATATTGTCAACGAATAGTTGCGACATTTTATCTACTTTTTAGATATTTAGTTAGGTAGGATATGCGATGATGACAATACCGGAACCACCATTACCACCAAGGTGCTGACCATCTTCATTACTTATACCTGAAATAGTGACTGTTGGGTGATTGGCACCACCGCCACCTCCACCACCGCCAGTGCCTTGAGTTCCATCTTCACCAAAATATGTTGGAGCAGTTCCATCTGCATCGGCACCAGCACCTCCTCCATGAGTTGCTGGTCCTCCTTCATGTGGTCCCCCATCAGGGTTCCTATAAGGTCCGACTGCACCACCGCCGCCACCACCGGCATATCCTACGGTAGATCCGCTAATACCAAGATTTACACCAGCACCACCAGGTCCTGGATTGTTGTTAGTTGCTGCATTAACATTAGGACCTCCTACAGTAAATCCACCGCCACCACCAGAACCAAAGTTAGGTCCTCTATCACCACCAGGATTACCTTGTGCTATTGGCCAATTTGGATCATCTGGTTTATCACCAGCTCCACCAACGGCAGTGGGACCACCAGCAGAACCACCTCCACCAGAACCACCTGTCTGACCAGCTCTGTTAGCGGCATCAGATCCTTGATATGAGCCTCCTCCGCCACCACCAGATCCTCTAATATAGTCAGTATGAGGGAAGGGTTGTGAGTGTGGATGAAGGTTAGAAGCTGATCCAGGAGTTCCTCTGTTTACGCTACCTGATGATGGTCCATTATATCCACCCAGACCTCCTGCACCTACAGTAACCGTGTAATCAACTCCTACAGAAACTGAATATGCACCACCTCTTAATGGTGATGGGCAATCAGGATGATTGGTTCTCAATCCACCGGCACCACCACCACCCGTTCCATCAGCACTACCAAAGGGACCACCACCGGCACCGCCACCACCGCCGACTACCAAGTATTCGACAGCAAGTGAAGTTGGATTTAACGGCGATGGTGCATTAAAAGTACCGGAAGTATTGAAAACGTGAATAGTTTTACCACCAGCAAAACTAATAGCACCACCAGTTGCTTTTGCATCACTTGTATCAGTAGTTCCAATTTGATAACGAATTACAACGATACCAGAACCACCACTTTTTCCAGTTCCATTGAATACAGCATCTCCTCCCTCTCCAGTCGCATAAACTCCATGTGCATCAGAAGCAGTGGTTGGATCACCACCATGACCACCAGCGGCATAAGTTTTTGCTGTTGAAGATTCGATAGCAATTGGAGAACCAGCACCGGCATCACCATTTGGTCCATTACCACCAGCACCACCGGCACCACCGCCGCCTCCACCTTGTCCAGTTCCTCCGCCAGTGCCTTGAGCAGGTGAAAATGGTGGAGTGTTACCTGATCCAGCAGATCCATTACCCGATCCACCACCACCAGGACCTAAGTAACCGGCACCACCACCTGATCCACCATCTGCTCCATTTTGAATAACAGCAGTGGTTCCATGTCCAGAACCTCCTCCTCCACCACCAGTTGCTGTGATGCCTTGAGGTGGTGATGGAGGACCAAAATAAGAGTCAGTTCCATTACCATTTGATCCTCCAGATTTTGGTCCTGTTCCTGTGCCACCAGCACCACCAGCACCAACTGTTACCACGTATGCAGTGGGTCCAGCAGTAATTTCAAATCTTCCACCTGCTAGTGGATGAGTTTGAACAGATGTTCTAAATCCACCAGCGCCACCACCACCAGATCTATCGGATGTTGCACTTGATCCTGCTCCACCACCACCACCGACAACAAGATATTCTACTGCCTCAGCTGTATCTGAGCCCTGTCCCAGTTGGGTTACAGTAAAAGTTCCAGAATCTGTAAATATATGTGCTCTATAAACTGCTGATCCTTCAGTATAATCACTTATAGTACCACCAGTCGCTGTCATTGCGATAGTGGCACCAGATCCAGGTGATCTATTAATATTTCCTTGTCTCTCAAAATATCCATTTGCAAATAAGTCTAATATACCTCCACCTACAGCACCGTCTGCAGCACCTGGATTAGAACTTCCAACATCTTGCGATTTACCAATTCTTCTGCCGAGATATCCCATTACTTATCCTCCTCAGCTGATTTCTTCGTATGAACAAACTACGTCTATGCTTCCTGTGTTTGGTTGAGCGAAGATTCCAAGAGAAGTATTTTCTTCCAGATATATTGAATTATCTTTACTGATTACTACTAATGTGGAGAAGGTTGGTACTGAAATTGTTGTGCCAAGAGATACTGTCGATCCAGCAGATGCATGATTCACATGATTGTAATAATTTAAAGTTACACCAGTTGTTTTCCCAACACCAGCAGCAGATAAAGAGTTGATCTTCAGCACCTTACCGCTTGCTGCTGCGTTAGATACAACAGTAGTAACACCCTGAGCACCCTTTCCACCAGTGGTGACAGCAATACCTGCGTGGAAAGTAGTTACCCCCGTGATTGTTGTAACATTTACGATATTTGGAGCAGCCATTACCTACAATACCTCTTTTGTTTATTTATCAACCGAAGACCATAGACAATGCAATTGCTTTGCCTGGCGATGTTTTATTACTCAATTCGGTCGCAATTTCGGTTGAACCGCCACCAACTTTAATTGTAATTGATGAATATGCAGTCAAAACACCAACAGTACTAACACCTGTTGCAGATGATGCATTAATATTTCCTGTCACATTGCCAGTGACTCCACCTGTTACATCACCCTCTAACGCACCTTTGAACGTTGTCGCAGTTGCAACACCAGTAACGACGGCTCCTTTGGAAAAACCAGCGGAACCGTCATCATCCTTATTTACAATATCATTAACTTGTAACTTTGACATGAGTCTATGTTTTTAGATATTTATCAAGTGGGATATGCGATGAGAACAATACCAGATCCTCCGCCGCCATGCTGAAGTGTTGGACATCCACCTGCTCCACCGCCGCCACCACTTCCAGTATTTTGAAGTGCATCTTTACCAACTCCATCAGCGGGGCAAGTTGGATAAGCACCTACTCCACCCGCTCCAGCACCAGCATAAGGTGTTGCAGTATTAGGTCCACCACCACCTGCTCCTCCTGGGTCTGATCCTGGCTGATGACTTGATCCACCGCCACCACCAGCAAACCAGAAGTTTCCTGAGGTATCATATCCATTTGGTGTTGGAGCACCTGTTGGACCAGCACCACCAAATCCTTTATTTGCTGTAGGATTTACAAATTCAGGATTTCTGAAGGTTGATGGCAATTGAATACCTGCTCCACCATCACCACCTGTATCAGGAGAAGCAGCATTACCACCAGTGCCACCGGCACCACCGCCTCCTCCTTGACAACGATTGGCACCACTTCCTGATTGGACACCACCATTATGTCCCCAACCATTTCCTGGAACACTATCTGCAAGATTTCCTGGGAAATTATCACCATCTGAAGATCCTGAATTATTACCACCACCAGCAGATCCACCATTACCACCATTTGCATTATTATGTCCGCCATGTCCACCACCAGGTGAAGTTATTGGTGTTCCAAAATATGATGAAGTTCCATTTCTTCCGCTCGTACCCGCATCTCTTTTGGCACCACCACCACCAACTTGGACTGTAACTGCTGTTCCAGTTCCCGAAACAGGGGTCGTACCTTTTTTATATGTACCAGCACCGCCGCCACCACCAGCATTACCGCCGCCGGCGCCGCCACCACCAATTACAACATACTCTACATTAACATTTGACCAGTTAGGTTCTGTTGTAAAAGTTCCAGAACCCGTAAAGGCATGAATAGTCTTTCCACCATAGAAACTGATAGAACCACCAGTTGCTCTTGCATCACTTGTGTCGACCGTACCGATTTGATAACGAATGACAGCTATACCAGAACCACCAGAACCACCATTAGAGGCTGGATATCCTCCACCTCCACCTCCTCCACCACCAGTGGAAGAAGTACCATGATTTCCTGGTGCGGGAGAAGATCCATTTCTTACACCAGCACCACCTCTATCTGTTGCAGTTGATTTATTAACAGCACCAGCTGGTCTACCACCACCGCCACCGCCAGCGAGTTTAAGTTCACTACCAGACATAACTGGTCCAGGGATGATTATACCTGCTCCGCCTGATGATGGAACTGTGGGATGATCATAATTAAATCCATTATCCTCAGCACCACCGCCGCCACCACCTCCAGAGGAAGTGGGTCCACCAGATCCACCAGATCCACCCCATCCAGTAGGAGGAGAAATTGTTGATCCTGATCCTGGCCATAGAGCAGCACTTCCAGATCCACCAGTACCCTCGTTGGTTCCACCACCACCACCTGCTCCTCCAGCTTCTCCTGGATTCTCTGGACCAGGATCATAACCCGTTCCACCAGCACCACCACCAGGAGATGAAACAGGACCCAAAGCTAAAGTAGTGGCACTCCCAGGATATTTTGTACGGTTATGATCCCCTGATCTTTGTCCTCCACCACCTGCACCAACAACTACGGCAAATGGTGCTGGAAAACTACCTGGTGTAGCAATGTTTTCCCTATGTAAAACTCGACCGGCGCCACCACCGCCACCGTTAGAAGATCCACCACCTCCACCACCACCTACTAACAGGTAATCAACAGTATCACCAAAACCACCACCAGCAGTTACATCAAAAACTCCTGTTGATGTAAAAACATGTGCTCTATAAATTTTATTGCTACCTGGATCAGTATAATCACTAATGACACCACCAGTGGCTTGCATACCACCTAATGGTACAGGAGAGGCATTAGTCCCTCCTCCACCACCACTAAAAGTGTTTCTAAAATATTCTAAAAGGTGTCCATCTGATTCATTAAGTCCTGGACCTCTACTCTGCGATGATCTTGCTCCCATTTCTAATCACCTCAAGTAATATCAGTGTCACCAAGGATTTGGAAGTTAATCGCACTTCCAATACCTGCTCCTCCAACTGATGATGCTGGTTGCGTAACTTCTACAATAATCTTCTCTTGATCTGTTAGAACCAATGGGTAGTTCATCTCAAAGAAGAAAGTTTCGTTTGAATTAAGATCAACTCTTGACAATCTATATGCCGTCTGTGCATGTGCTACATTACTTTCATCACTTGGATACACATAAAGTGATGAAGTTGCCGTCGCTAATCCAGTATTATGCATCACCACACCACGCAGATAAGTGGTTGATGCAATACCAACTCCACCAGCAGTTTGGGTGGTTCCGACCGTCAAGATACCAACGGTATTAATACCAGTAACTGCTTGTATTCCCAGTAATTTCGTTCTTTTGAGTCCCATTGGTATATCTTTTTAGTTATTTAGTTAAACAGAGCAGCATCAAGTTCGTTAAAACCTGTAGGAATATTTAGGTTGGTGAGTGCAGAACCGTCAAGTGCAGGTAATGCTCCAGTCAGTTGTGCTGATGGCACAGCAGTTAAACCAGAAGCAGATCCACTAAATGATGTTGCGGTGATAATACCAGTGCCAGCATGAACACCAGTGGAATTAATTGTAACCGCAACACCGACAATAGCACTACTAATTGTAGTTACACCAGTAATAACTGCACCATCAGGTAATGTTGGAGATTGGGTTCCAGTTCTTCCCTTTAAACTAGTTACTCTTAAACTTGACATTAGAAATCTCCTAATTGAAGTATATCAATGATCATAGTTTTACCAGCGCCAACTGTAACTGCAGCACCAGTAACAACTTCAATGTTTGGTGATACACTAACAATAATGGATTCAGATTCCCCTGCCTTAGTTGTATCAAGTAATAAGTTCTCAGTTACCATACTTGTTCTATCAATGTAACTGAATGGAGATGATGTGACTTCATCTTCATAAGTGATAGCAGTTCCAAGACCACCACCACCGCTGCTACCAGAAATACTGATATCAACAGTTTTAGATGATGAATCATACTGAACCGTATTACCAGTCCCTACAAAGTTAATTGCAGTGATAACACCAGTCGTGATGTTAGTTCCTGCTGATTGGATACCAACATTAATACCACCAGTGACATTTAGTTCACCATTAATCGTTTGTGTGCTTGAATTTGTTTGAATTGCATCAGCAACTCTAAAATCATCAAACACATGAAACTGAACTGTGTCACCTTCATTTGCTGCAGATAATAATGTTACCGTCGATCCATCATTAGCAGTAAAGTCCGAACTCTGAGAGAGTTGAACACCATTACGAAGAACAATAAGTTGATTGATGCGATAACCGCCAGTAACCGTAAAAGACGTTTGTCCGTCAGTTGCAGTTACACTAATAACTTTAGATGCAACGTTATTTGTTAATGTTATAGGATTGCCTATTGCCATCGCATTTTATTTTTTTAGTTATTTATGTCAATAAAAAAAGGAGGTTGCCCTCCTTGTGATTTATTCGGGTGTAGTCAGAACCCATGCAGTTGCTGGGTCTGATTGATAATTACTTTCATTCCAGGTGTAATAAGAACCTGCTGCAATCTGTTCATCAGTCAGTGCAGGTGCTGCACCAGGAGTTGATGGTGGAGCCCACTGTGCTTCTGTGGTGCTAACCGTCCAAGAAGGATATGGTTGCTGCTGAATAAAGATGTCAGTAGAACCAACACCCAGAGTAGCAACATTACTCATGTAGGTATAACCAATACCAGCATAGTTGCCTCTCATATTAGCATTATAAGAGGTCTGCTTCCAGTTGGTTTCAGCACCAAGGAGTTTTTGACAGAAAGCAACACCGATGCTTTCCACTTCAGTTCCATTGGAGTCGGATGTGTCATCGTTGCCCACAACAATGACTTGGGTTACCACATTGTTTGAATCTAATTGTGCAAAATGAGCCATCTTTTATACTTTGACTAGTTGTTTTAGATATTTAGGATTATAGCAATCCTTTGGTTATTTATCAATCTGTATCGTATGCGATAAGAATGATACCGGAACCACCATTACCAACATATAGTGGAGATCTAGCTTGTGCATTCATTCCTCCTCCACCTCCACCAGTATTTACCTTACCCATAATATTCTCAACATAAGGTTGTGTGGCAGGCGAAGTTGTCCAAGGACCTGTTCCTTTTCCACCTCCACCAGAACCACCAGTTCCTCCTGTACCTGGATAATTTGGATCTCCACAACCTCCACCACCAGCAACCCAGAATCCACCAGGTGTTGGAGCAGTTCCATCACCATATGTTCCAGGATCACCTACTGTGCTATCAGGGTCTCTAAATGATGTTGGTAGTTGTCTTCCGTATCCACCATTACCGGTACTACCGCTTCCACCAGTTCCTGCACCACCACCACCAGCACCTTGATAAGTAGGTGATGATTTACCAGAAGCACCATTAAAACCATATCCAGTTGCACCACCACTATTGCCTTGGTTTGCAGTACCACCAGATCCAGCTGGTGGATTACCACCACCAGCACCGCCACCACCTGAACCACCATTTCTTCCGTCAGATGGAACATCGTTACTCTGGCATCCACCGCCACCACCGCCATTTCCAGTGATAGTTCCTGGCGATGATGGATCGGTTAATACACTGTTAGTTCCATCAGTACCTCTTCGACCATTATTAATACCTGGACCTTGACCACCTACACCACCACTTCCAACAGCTATTGGATATGTAGTTGAAGCAGCAAATGGTCTACCTGGATGCACTAACATGCCACCAGCACCACCACCACCAGAACCACCCCATCCTTGTCCACCAAATCCTGCTCCACCACCACCACCTGCGACGACAACTACTTCTGCGGAAGGAATTTCACTAGAAGCTACTATAAAAGATCCAGAACTGAGGAAAGTATGAATCGTCTTTCCACCATGGAAACTGATATTACCACCAGTTGCTTTTGCATCTGATACTGATCCGATTTGATAACGAACAATTATAATACCAGAACCACCTTGTCCGCCCTGTGCTCCACTTGATCCACCGCCGCCAGTGCCATCAACTCCACGACCTCCATTTCCAGGATAATTTGTAGATGCTCCACCACCAGCACCACCTGTGCCAGTTCCAGGAGAAAAGTGAATACCAGCACCACCACCAGCAAACCATCTACCTGGTGACGTTGGATTTGCCACACCTACGCCAGTATTAGTTGGTCCAGCGATTAAGTTACTCAGTCCATCACCACCATGACTACTATTGGTATTTGGATTTGCGCCTGCTTTACCTGCTTCACCAGCACCACCGCCGCCACCACCAGCAGCCCAACTACCACTAACGTGTTGTCCATTACCACCAGCAAAACCTTGAGTAGATGGTCCAGGCCATGGAGATGGTGTTGTTACTGCTAATGTAGAACCACCAGGTTCGGTGGCACTTGGACTAGCAGTAGAACCGCCACCACCACCTGAACCACCAGGTCTACCTTCGTTTGCAGGAGGACTATCTTGACTTCCTTGTCCTCCTCCACCTCCACCGTTGGATATGATTCTTTCTGCAAGTGATGGTGGACCAAGCTGTGAATCTCCTCCATCAGAACCTCCTGCGCTGTGTCCCCCTCCACCTCCAGCACCAATAATAATGTTGTATGAACCTACTGCTACTGGAAATGGATTAGTGGTAGTATGGTTTCCAGGACCGATTGGGGTGGGGACATTTGTTCTATATCCACCGGCACCTCCACCACCACCTCTTTGACTTCCTTCAGCACCACCGCCGCCGCCACCAGCAATAACGAGATATTCTACTGCATCTGAAGTAGGACCTCCTTCTCCTACTTCTGTTACCGTAAAAGTGCCTGATGCTGTAAAAATATGTGCTCTATAAATGTTTCCACCAGGTTCCGTGTAATCACTAATGACACCACCAGTTGCTGCCATTGGAGTTACTGAACCATCAGGAGCAGTATTTGCAGCATCAAGTCCGGTTGAATCTCCACTAGCAGCTCTACCAAATTTGTTGATAAAACTTGGTCCGCTCTGATTAAAACCTTTAATACCCATGATCAGACATCCGTGTCGCCATTGACGATGAAGTTCACGGCAGAACCAATACCAGTTCCACCCTCATCTGGTGCATTTACTTCAACCGAAAGACTATCCCTATTTGTCAATACAATTGGATATGTTGATTCAAAGAATGTTGTTTCGTTTGGTGCAACATCAATCCTTAAAAATCTATTTACCGTAACACCATATCCTGTAACTGGAGTAGTGTTAGGATTAATATATGCAGAAACTCTAGCAGTTCCCACACCAGTGTTGTGTATTATAATGTTCTTTACATAAGTGGTGGATGCAATTCCAACACCACCAGCAGTTTCAGTCACTCCGACAGTTAAGATTCCAACTGTTGCAATTCCAGTGACTGATGTAATATCCAATAACTGTGTCTTTTTGAGCGCCATCTTACTGTTTTTCCTTTATTTAGATGAATAATGATGCAGTAACATCAAGAGAATCTCCACCACCACTACCACTACCACCTTGAATGCTGATGTCCATTGTGGTTCCATTTACTGCAAAGGTGTTACCTGTGCCAATAAAGTTAAGTGTTGTAATACCAGTTCCAATTATTGCTCCAGCAGAGTTGATACCAACACCAGCAATTAATCTACCATCAGATGCTGTTACGATACCAGTAAATTCTACATTACCATCTGGGGTGATTGTTCCACCAACACCAGCAGTACCAAACTGAACATTATTAAAGAAAGTGGAAACTCCAGTAACTGTGAGTCCGCCACCAATATTAGCACCACCAGCATTTACAACAAGACCAGAACGAGCAGTTACAATACCAACAGAATCAACGTTGGTAACGTCTTCGTAAGTTACAACACCAGAAAAAGTTGCACCAACACCAGTGATATTTCTAACAGTGATGTCAGGACTACCACTAAGATTAAATGCGGTTGTCGCAAAAGAAACTGATGTTCCTGCTCCAAGTGTGGAAGTTCCGTTTACTGTTAAGTTTCCAGAAACGGTAAGATCTGCTGCAGTAGAAACAACAGCCGCGGCGTTAAATGCTTTATATGCAACTGCTTCAATGACATCGCCATCATCGGCACCACCATTTAAGATATGAAATGTAGAACTATCTGAGGAAGTGTAATCACTTCCTTCGATCTGTTTTACACCATTGATGTAGATATCAAAATAACCTGGAACATATCCAGAACTGAAAGTGAAGTCTGTTGTAACTCCACTAACATTAAAAGATTGTCTTGCAACTGTGACCGCTGAGTCAGCAGGTGCTCTTCCGATATAACCGTTTCTATCTGGCATTAGCTAACTCCTGTCAAAATGCTAAGACTTGCGTCAATTGCGTTTTCAGAATCACAATAAATGGCAAGTTGATCTCCACTTTCCAATAGGGTTTTACCTGTATCAGAGATAACGAAAGAACTTCCAGCAGGAATAGGAATCTTACTTGCGATTGCAACAGATCCCGTTGAAGTAACTCCAACACTGCTATCGTAAATTTCAACCGTCAAATTAACGGAGTTACTTGTATTATTTGCAAATGTTCCACCAATGATAATACTCTTCGTAGCAGAAGGTGAGGTATATGCCGTCGTCGCTCCAAGAAATCTTACAGTCTGACTAGTGGCACTTGCTGAGTTCGTAGAGGTACGATCAGCATAAATCGTGGTTCCGTCAATAGAATGAACTTTCGTTCCAGCAATAAAGTTTGCATTGTCAATCAAGTCAGAAACACCAATACCGGTGTTAGCAGTAACAGTGATTGCTGTGCTTCCTGCTGCAACTGTGCTACCACTATAAGTGGTCACAATCCCCGCTGCTCTTGCTATTGCATTTGAAAAAGCTTCTGCCATCTTCCTTTAAGTGTTATGAGTATTTATTAAATTAACCGCCAAGAGCGATTGCGAGACCAAGTGAAACCCCGGTTTGAACCGTTACAGTTGCAATACCTGCTGAAAGGTCAACAGTATTATTGCCATTTGATGATTTAAAGTCAATCATTGTTGCACCTACACCAATGAAAGTTCCTTCAGAACCAACACCGACGCCAGCACCTGCCCCTCCAATACGGATTTCTCCGTTCATTGAAGAGTGGTTTGAGCAGTTATAATATAAGATATCAGGTGCATTATAAGGAACCTTAAAGGTAATGATCCCTACTGCGGCACCGTTATTAGTTACGCCATCTCCATATGCATTGCCAGTTCCAGTGGAATTGACAGTTTTAATGTAGAATGGATGTCCAGATGCATTTACAGAAAAACGATAATTCTTTCCTTTCGTCAGATAAAGGGTAGGATTATCTGTTGCTTCAGTAAATCCAATACCAGTTGCAGCAAACTCATATGCACCTGATGCATTATTAGTAATATCAAACTGGTTATAAATCTCTTTGTCAGTTGATGTAGTAACACCAGTAACTAAAAGATCTTTTGTGGTCGTAAGACCCGCTACATCAACTGATGATGCAGTTATAACACCGACGTGACCTGCATTTAATGTTGCAATGGTAGCAACACCTGTAATATTAAGGTTTCTACCAGTTACTTCATCATATACAATATCATCATGGACGTATAAATCACCACCAACATAAAGATCCCCACCAGTGGTTGTAATACCACCAGATGAGGCAAGGGTAGTGATTCCAGTAACATTAAGAGTTCCATCACTAGTAACATTAATAGTCTTAGTGACTGTTAAGTCTTCCAGTGTTGCATCATCAAAAGTGATATCATCAACGTTAAGATCACCAGTGACTCTGACATCACCTTGAACATAAAGTGCTGTTTGTCCAGTGGAAACTGACGAACGAACATCAAGTAAATATGCGGGAGATGCGGTTCCTACACCTACAGATCCAATTCCTATGGTTGGATCAACAATAAAGTTAGTGCCTCCAGCACCAACATTTAATCCACTAACTACAGTGGAGACGCCAGTGACATAAGAGTCAGTAGCACCTATCCCACCATTTACATGGAGAGTGTATTCTAGAGCTGTCGTTGCAATACCGACTTGAGTTGTATCGGCATTAGCAAGAATGAGGTCGGTACTGACCTCCAACCCGTTTTTAACGACAAAATTCTTATTGACTGCCATTCGGGTTCACTCTCCCCCGCTTATTTTTATATGTTTATTTATACAACTACCAGTCCGCTGCCCACCTTGAATCACTTGTGAATCTCCCCTGCCTAGGAGTGATTCTCAAATCAGTAAAGTCGCTATCAAAATTATCATCCACTTCCAAAGTACTGCCAGATAATCTAAATGACAATCCTCTTCCACCCGAAGCAGTGAAACTTGTTCTTTCATAAACAGCACCAGTACCTATCTGAGCCGTTACATTATACCCACCATTTGGACCAAAGGTAAGTTGATTGGGACCACTTCCACTCCTTTTCGTGAAAGTAACAGTATTGCTATCACCAGCATCTCTTGATACATAGAATTCAACAGTTTTTTCTGTATTTTCAGGATTTATAGGTGGAATCAATGGAGTATGATCATCACTTGCATTGTATGCTTCTACAGAAATAAATGCAACACCAGTATTACCACCAGATTGTGTTCCATCTCTAAGAGTAGTGCTGGAGAGAAGTTTTACCTCTCCACCTAACCCACCAGATACAATATATCCAGAAGCACCACCTCCACCACCATTATTACTTCCTACACCACCTCTAGCACCAGCACCACCGCCACCACCATTACCACTTCCTGCACCACCATTATTGCGGTGTCCTTGACCTGCCTTATATCCTCTGGTAATAGGACCAGTAGAAGTACTGGTAGTGCTTGACATGGTATCTCCAGCATTATTGCGGAACACCACTCCAGTTCCTATATCTTCACAAGGTTCAAAGTTTCTAAAAGATGTTCCTCCAATCGTACATCCACTTAATCTCCCACTTCCACTAGAATTAGGAGCTTGATTTTGTTCAAAATTCGGATCACTAGCATCTTCCTGAGCTTGGTTCATTCCTTTTGTAGGAAGTGCATCAACATCTATCTTTTCTCCACCAGCACCTCCTCCACCACCTGGTTGTCCTTTTACATTACATCCACCACCATCTCCACCTCTTCCGCCAGATCCACCACCACCGCCACCACCACAGACTGCGATCACTTTTGCTTTTTCATATATTACTGCTAATCCACCACCACCATTGTTACCACCTCTAGGACCACCACCGCCTCCATTCGTATCATTAATACCTAACTTTACAGTATATTCGGTATTCTTTACCAATGTCATTTTAAATACAGAGATACCACCTTCTCCACCACGATTACCATTCCTAAGAGCTCCTGCCGCGCCACCTAATGTTATTTTCACATCAACATCTTTTTCAGGAGAGAAGATTTGTAAGATTCTAGAATTGAGATCTGCTCTTGCTCTTTGAGTAAATTCTCCTGAAGATGCTATATCTCTTGCACCTGTTCCTTGCACAGAACCATTTCCAATCAATTCCCATGTAATAATAAACTCTATCCAAACCAGGATCTGGTCTAGTGATAGAAAGTGTTGATGAGGTTGCTCCAGATATTTCACCGCCGTTTAGATACCACTGATAACTTAAATCAGAATCACTTCCATCTGTTGTTGATGCATCAACAGAGAATGATGTCTCAATATCCTCAACAACAGTAGCATCTTGTGGTTGAGTGTCAATCGAAATGGTTGGAAATACTGTAAGAGTTGCATCATCAGAATTTATTGGTTCATTAATAGCATTTGGCGATAAATCATTTGGATCATACCCTGCTTGCACAAAAACTTGCCCACTAATAGGTAATGGACTAGTTAAACCTGATAGAGTTAAAGTTGTTGTTGCAGATCCAGTTATAGTTACTCCACTAGTTGTTCCATCAGATAAGGCAGTTGTTCCACTGTACCATTGATGTGTTACTGTTCCAGTATTAGTGTCTCTCTCAGTTTGTGTATCTGGGAATGTTGCTGTTGCTATACCAATAAAAGTGGCAATTCCTGATGCTACGCTACAGGAAGTGCCGACAGGTTGAGTAGAGAATGACAGAACTGGACCGTTAAGGTCCAGTGTAGATTGAATATTAGGAAATAAAGGACTCATGCGAAGTTTTGACCTCCAATTACACCATAGAGACCGACAGTTGTAATCGAAGATCCATCAAAGAACTTGAACGAATAGATATCAGTTCTACTTGCAGTTGTTGTTACCGTTGGAACAACTCCACCTGGCCAATAAACTGGTATCGGACTAGTCAGATTTAGATCCTTGAATGAATCAACATCAACGGTGTGTCCTCCAGTGCTGTTCTGAGTGATCTTGAGTGTGAATGTTCCTCCATCAGTTGGTGGATTTTGCAATTCAAATACATCAACATCATCATCAACCTCTACTTCAAATACACTAGATCTAGCAAGGTCAAGAATTACCTTACGGTTTGGTGATGTGCCAGTTATATCAAGACCACTATCTACATGCTCAGCAAGTGCAGTTGTTCTCAATACACCTTGAACATCTAACAATGCTCTTGGTGTTCCTGTTCCAAGACCAATCTGGTTACTAGATGTAGTAAGAGCAGTACCAATAACCAGGTCAGTTGTAGTAACAATTCCTGCGATAATCTGACCACTGGTGTTTTCAATTGCATAATCACCAGTAACTGTAGTGAATCCAGTAACTATTACATTATTTGCGGTGACAATACCAGCAAATCTTGCTTGACCATTAACGAACAAGGAAGTTCCAGCAGCACCAACCTCACCAATTGTCAGGTCGGATCCGGTACCAACTGATGTTCCAATACCAACCTCATTCAGATCGGTGTTATACAGAATAGCATCCGAACCAGTTATGTTAGTCCAACCAGCGGCAGATACGTTTACACTGGTAAGTAAAGATCCATCACCATCAAACTTAGTAGCAGTTATAACACCAGCAATAAAAGTATCACCTTCAACGTTAAGTTTATATCCATTTGCAGTAGTTCCAATACCAACACCATCACCATCTACAGCAAACAGACTGGTTCCAGATCCAACTTGAAGTGTATTTAAACCTGGTGTAGTTGTTCCAACTCCAACTTTATCAAATACAAATATTCTCAGATCTCTGTCCAAACTGATTGGACCCATCGCACGCCAGGCATTATCTGTTGTATAAACATAACCCCAAGTTCCACCTTGTTCTGGATTTGCCTTCCAGATTACGTTACCTGGGTTTCCTGCCAATACTGGAGCAGAAATTCCAACAGTATAGTTTCTAGAGACAGTTGCATCACCCTGAACGAACAGGGTATTTGTTTCTAATCCATTCGCAGAATTAACAGTTACCTTATTATTAACAACAATAGGACCATTGAATTCGGATATTGTGGTATTGTCTGGACCACCTTCAACTTTAATTGATCTCGCAAATATACCCTCAACAGGAGTAACAACATTAATTGCTGGTTCAGTAAGAATATCCTCACCAGTAATTGTTCTTACAGGAGTATCGAAGATTTCTTCTCTACCTGTAATCGTACTTAACTTCTTATTACCAGAGTATGAAATACCCTTATCATTCATACCAGTGTAGAAGTTAATTCCACCCTCTCTCTTATTAGACTGTGCTAAGAGTTCTTCATCATTAGAGATTGCTCTATCATGCTTATCTGGGAATGCAGTAGAGTAGTTACCTGGACCAAATCCAACATATTCAAACGTATGACCAGAAGCACGGATGATGGAGTGCCTTCTGAGTTCTGAAGTAAATGGTTTGACTCTCTTGACTACTGCACCAAGTGCATGAGTCGTTGCTTTTGTTGCAAGAACACCGCGATAGACTGTTACAGAAGCATCAGTAGGTGCTACAGTATTTTGAACTCTTACAATTTCATCATCAATTTGCAGATAATCGCCAATTCTGATATCACTTCCACTATTATTAAGATCACGGATTGGGAAAACCTTATTGGTCGCGTCTGTAATAGCACCAGAAAGGGTTGTGGTTATTCCTGCATAAGGAGCAATCATTCTTCCACCAGTATTCTCATTATTAACAGTTACACTGCCATTTTGAGATGCAAATCCTTCAGGAAGTGCAAAAATATTAGAACTGGACTCAGTTGGAGATTCGGTTCCAACACCAATATTAATCTTAAATCTGGTTTGAGTTACATTTTCAGTAACAACAAAAGATCCGTTATAAGCAGTATTTCCTGCACCAGTAATTCTGATCTTATTGTCAACTCTCAATCCATGTGCTGAGGATGTATTGACAGTAGCAACTCCAGAGGTGGAGTCGTATGTAAAACTACTGACCTTGATAGATTCTCCAGTCAAATACAAATGTGCATTAGAAGTAAGAGTAGAACCTACTGTACTTGAAATATTTGTAATAGTAGAGGCAGAACTTACGTTAAATTGCTTATCTGACCCTGTGTTAATACCTGTAATGCGATAAAGATCATTATAATCGGCATTAAACTCTGAAGAAACTCCAGAAACTCTGATTACATCACCTACGTTATTATAGATTGCTTGTACTTCTACGACAGCAGGAGTATGACCAGTTCCACTTGTAGTGATTCCAGTGATATGCATTGTGTTGCCAATACCATATGCACTACCACCATCCATTATGGTTAATGCACTAATGGTTCCAGCAGCACTTACCGTAACTTTTGCAGTTGCATTAGATCCAGTTGTAGATGATCCAATAGAAACAAGATTTGCATTGTAATATGTTTCTACTGATCCACCACCAGTTCCATAGTCAGCTCCACCACTATTGATATCAACTTTCAAGATTCTATTTAATCCATGATCAATAGTAGTATGGATTGTGTGAGCAGTTCCAGTTAAAGATTGGATATCCGTGATACCAACACCAACATCAGCATCTCTGACAAACTTATCAATAGTTTCTCTTGTTACACTATTTCTTGGATCGTTGATTTCAACAAGTCCAATCGTAGCAGAATCTGCAAAACACTGAGAGGACTTTGGATCAGAGATAGGATTATCTCTATCAGTCTGAGGGAACATTCTCTTGACTGGTTGAGAATATTTCTCTTCAGTAAATGGTGTAACAGTTGGTTTGTTGGATGCATTAAGAAGAGTCAGGTAATAGACACCATCTTGATCTCCAGCAATATATTTCTGAGATTCAGCAATTCTATAGACATAGTAAGTATCATTATATTTTACTCTTCTAAAGTAAGGGAGATTTACGTCTCTTACCGTCGTATCATTGGTAAATGTTCCTGGATCTACAGTCAGAGCAGCAGTAAACTGCTTTGAGTTGGGAACACTTACTACGGTAAGATTTCTATCAAATCCAGAGTTCTGAGTTGCAGCAGTATTGTTTGTACTCTTGACATTAACCACCTGTACTTCAGATCCAACAGACAATTGGTGTGGAAGTTCTGTTGTAATTGTGACAACATTTGAAGACCACTCTGCATTTGCAATAAGTTTAAAGTTTCTTAAGTCATTTCTATTTGCAAGATTACCTGCACCAAAGTACTTCGGTATTTCACTAGTTGATCCAATAGAGGTACTAGTTTCTTGTAAAATAAATCCTTCAACGGGAGGTCTTGCAGTTGCAGAACCATCTTTTGGAATAACGTATCTTACTCTATACAGAGTATCATTGGATTCTCTATTATCATTTCTTCTTTTAATAAATGTTCTAGGAGTCGCAGCACCAAGTGCAGTAGTTCCCAATCCAACCAATGTGGAGTAAATGGTATTCTCTGTGGAAGCAGTAGAGACATTAACGTACCATCCAGTGGTAGTTCCAGTTCCAATATACTGAACTGGGTGACCAATGTCTCCAGAATTTTTGTCAGATACCCTACTTACAACTTTCAGTAATCCACCATTTCCGTTAAGAGTCAGTTCATTATCATTTAATGCATCATTGAGAGTCTTAGCGAGTTTGATGTTAGTGTTTGTAGTAATTCCAGAGGAAGTGGATGAGGTAATTACATTATAAACAGTATTTGCCTCCAATCCATCAGGAATCTGACCCGTTTCACCGATGACACGAACCGTTTCTCCATTGATGAAGTTGTGAGCTCCCTCTAAAGTAATTACATTAGCAGTATTACCATCACTATTAGTACCAACACTGTTTATTCCTGATGCACTTCTTCTAACATTAAATGATTTTTCTGAACTAGATTCTGCAACTGCGTGTCCATCAGTTGATGTAGAACCATCCATGACGATTCTAGCAGTATATTCATTAGTAACACCATCTTGAGGAATCAGAACTCTTAATTGGTCATTTGCTCTTGCACCAAGTCTAAAACCTTCAATGACATTTTCTGGTGGTACATCTTCGTTTGATGATCCATATGCAAATAAGAATCCAGTTGATGATAGTCCAACAGTCTTTTCAACATCAATAGGACTAAATTCAAAAGAGGATTCTGTCAGAGGAATTTCTTTTGGTGGATAGACGTGAGAAATATATCCAGTGTTGTCTTGAGCAAATGCCTCTTCTCTAAATCCAGAAGATGTCAGTGCATTTGCACCGAAGTTGGAGTTAGAGTTGGTCAGTGAAATATCACCACCATTTTCAGTTACAAAGTGCTCTGCATATCCAATAGCAAAGATTGAAACTGCCTGAATAAATGAGTTATTTGTTACTTTTACGTGGAAGTTCCTGTAATCAGGTTTATATCTTGCTCTAGAGTTAGAACTAATTGTTTCATTACCTGATTTACTATTATCGTCATACACACCAGTAGATGGAGTGTCTTGGTTATAGAGAACAAAGGCATTATCATCTTTTTGCAGTCCAATACCAGTGAACTGTGCAATAACCATGGATTTGAATCCAGTTGCCTTTGCACCATCAGCAAGAACACCGCACATACCAAATACGGATCTCAATGATACGTTAAAAATATATGGAGATGCGGAGGTTACAGTATCAGAGGAAAGTGATAAAGTTGCACCAGTTGCTGATGGATTTGAAACTGATGGTGCATTTTGAACAGAATATGTGATAGAGGTTGAACTCAATTTTTCTGAGACAACATATTGTCCATTATAACCAGTTGCAGAAATGCCTTGAATTCTGAAGGGAGTATCAACTTCTAATCCTGTGGCAGCAGTTTTTAGATTTACTGTTACAGTTGTTCCAGTGGAACTAATTGAATCTATTTCAATATTACCACCAGTTGGTCCAACAATTCTATATTCATCGATTTTTGGTTGAATATCAAGACCAGCACTTGGGTAATCTGGAGAGATTTGACGACCAGATGCCTGTCCATATACCAATCCAACTTTTTCATAATACATGTCCAGATCAGTTCTTCCTGATGCAGAGTATGTCAAGAAAGCGTCATTGATATCAACATCATTAACACCATCTGCATACTCAAAGCAGGTCAGTTTGTGGTGGGAGAAGTTAGGAACAAAGGTGTTAGTAGTATAATCTTTATAGACAACACCATTTGGGTTACCATCAAACATTGAGAACTGCCAGATATAGCAAGCCCCTGTTAATCTGAAAAGAGCAGATCTTTCAATATTATCATTAGTTGGGTCAGGAACATACTTTGGTCTAATACTGGTTTTTCTTAAATCAAGACCAACAATAGACGTACCTCTGGGTAGAATAACTCCACCATGAATACTATTAAGTTTATATAACTCGTTATCTGGAGAATCTAAGTCAAAATTTGAATTAATGTCAAATGGAGGAAGATCACTCGTTGTTCCACCATTTCTAAAATAATATGAATCTGTGTCAAAAGGAACTAATCCAGGTCTATTATCGACAATGTGCTCACCCGGATATAACAAAATAGTGGTCTTACCAAATCTATCGTTATCTAATCCTCTCTGATAGGAAAATCTGGCAGACTCAATCAGAGCACGCTGAATCGTCTTGAAGGGGCGAGTTAATGAATTGCCCGTATTTTCTACGCTGTCTGTAGCATCCAGACTACTAGGATCAACATAGAGAATGGTTCCACGGGTAGACTTCAGAAAATTATCTAATCTGGAAAGACCCATCTTATTGCACTATAGTTCTTGTTATGGATTATTTATCCATAAAAAAACCTCCCCTAAGGGAGGTAATGATTAGCACAGAAAGCACTTCCTTCACACGGATACTTTATATAGTAGCATATTTTTCTGGTTCCCACAAGACCTCTAACTTTTTGTCAAAAACCATCAAATATCTATGCTTCCTAGTTCTGTCTCTCCATTCTCCATCAGCACCTTTTACGGAACCACGGGAATGCTTTGTTCCATCAGCAAAATAGAAGTCTTTCTTTGAATCTGTTAATCCATAGTATGTAAAATTGCAAGCTCTGTAAATGATTCCGCTATGGTGAGCAGAGTCAGCATAACTAAGAATAGCACGAACATTCGCATCTTTACGAAACCTCTTTATACAGCGACTAACGAACCAAGAGGTAATATTATACTCTTTTTTTTGAAGTTCTGGATCAACACATAACCTAGAAAGTTCAAATAAACCCTCTTGCTGATCTCTTTCTAGTCCAAATGCTCCTTTGGCGATTTCAGGAACAGGGAGCCCAGTAAAAATACAAACGGCAAGACACCCACCAATATTAAGAGGACAGTCCCAGTCG